TCATGCGGCCTCCGTGAGTGCGGCGATGGCGGATTGCAGGTTGGCGGATGCGACCGCGACCAGGTTGGCGGCGGACTGAACCTCGCGCGCGGCGCGCAGGGCGGGGGCGAGATCGGGCAGGGGGGCGGGCACGGCGGGCGCCTCGGCCGCGGCGAAGGCCTCGAGGAGCTGGTCGCCGGAGATCGTCTTGCGGATCCCGCGCAGGCGGCCGGCGCCGTCGGTGCGCCAGACGGGGATGCGATCGCCGTTGGCGCTGTAGTCGCCGGTGCGGAAGAGGTTCATCTCGGCCGTGCGGCGGGGCTTGATCTCGATCGGCTTGAGCCAGCCCATGAAATGGCGCGCGGCGTCGGGGTCGCCGGCGTTGATCGCGGCGGTCAGGCGGGCGCGCCCGATGCCGCCGGTGTTGAGGTCGAAGCTCACCAGCGCGTCGAACTGGTGCTGCAGGAGGGGGACCTTGATCGCGGCGGCGACGCGGGCGGCGTAGCGCGGCACGTCTATGCGGAACTGGCGGATCGCGGCGAGGATCGTGGCGTCGAGGTCGGCCGGCATGGCGCGGGGCATGCGCGCGGGATCGGGGTCGCCGGCGGCGGCGGTGTGGCCGATGCCCCATGTCCAGACGCCCACGCTGTCGAGGTAGGGCGCGGGCACGATGCCCTCGTGCTCTGCGATCTCGAGGAGGCCGCGATCGGAAACCTGCATGGCTGTCTCCTCACACTTCCGGGCGGGGCGGCTGGTCGCCGCCGGGCTTCTTGTCGGGCAGGATCCGGTCGACGGCATGGTCGGCGATATCGTCGACGCGCTCGTCGACCAGGCCGCCCACGCGCATGAGGATCCGCACGATGATCCGGCTGAAGAACCCCGCGGCGGCCATGACGGCCTGCATGGGCAGCTGCGGGGCGTAACCCTGCGCCACCGCCCAGGTGAAGGCCATGCTGGCGAAGTGGGCGGACAGGAACGCGCCCAGCATGACAAGCCAGAGCTCGCGCTTGTCCTGTTCGGGGTCGAGGCGCATGGCGAGCGCCGCGCCGGCGAAGGCGAGGAACATGCCGCCGATCCATTCGTGCGGGGCGAAGGTGACACCCAGCCCCGCAAGGGCGAGCGTGAGCCAATCCTTGGCGTGGTCGGCAACCTGGTTCATGACGGGTCCTTTTCTGGCTGGGGGACGGCGGGAGGCGGAGGGGGAGTTGATCATGGGGACCTCGTGATATTGGAAAGGTCGGGGGCGCGGGAGGGGAGCGGCATCAGTCACGCACCCCGAACATGGCCATCGCGTTGGGGAGGCGCTCAGGGAGGACTTCGCCCGAACGCCACACGGGCTCATTGCCGTACGACCTGGTGCGACTGTCGTCCCGGCGGCCGAGATAATTCTGGGCTTCAGGATCAAGGAGCCAGATGAGCTGGTCGATGACCATACGCTCGTAGGCGGTCCGAGCGTACCAGGCGCTGGACAGGAAGGGTGTGTTGTAGCGAAAGAAGTTTGCCGCCTCCCGGCCGGGGCGGAAGGTTTCGTCGTTGAAGATCGATGAGACGCCGCGCGCAGCTACACCGATCACGTCGGAGGCAGCTCCCACGACAGGCCCTGCAATGGTTTCAGCAAGACCGCCACCGGTGCGGCTGGTCTCGGACGAAAAGAAGTCACCAAAGATGCCAAGCCCACCAGACTGAAAGATTGCGGCGAGGAGAAACTTTGTGTCGAGGGGCCGGGGATCCCTACCTTTGGCGATTTCCTTCAGCTGAATAGCCACCCCGCCTAGGACGATCAGGCCTGCACCCAGGCGTGCGGCATATCCCCAGCGGTTCATACCGTCGGGCAGATTGTTGAACCGCCGCACCTGGTTGAGCGTGAACGATAGCGTAAAGCCCTTGTACATGGCGACAGATCGCAGCAGTTCGCCCGAAATGGTGCCCGCACGTGTTTGGCCCAGCGTGCGGGCGCGCCCCTCAAGACTGGCCGTTGGGATCGCGATTTCGAGCTGCTCGTCCATCATCATCTGGATGCGGAAGGCGAGATCCTGCGCATCGGCACGCGCCATGTTGGTCTGGTGCTCTAGCCAATAGGTCGGGGACAGAAACAGCGCCTCACCCTCGGGGCGGAAGAGCCCGACGTCGGCACGGCGGAAGTTATCCCAGTCCAGCTCTGATATCCCGCGGGCAGCCATGACGCGTCGCAGGTGCGGGTTGATATTGGCAAAGGATTTCTTGGCCTCCTGGCCAAGCATGGCTGCGAATTCGCCCATGAAGGCGAGGCGGGTCATGTCAGTCCAATACGTCTGACCGGTCCACCGCATCGTCGCCGACGACAGAAACTGGGCAAATTCCGGTGCCACCATTTCGCCGAAGTAACGACTGTGTGCTGCGCCGGCATCCGCGAGGCTGTCCGCGACATATCCTTGCGATGCAAGAAATTGGCGCTCTTCACCGGTTGCAATCCGTGTCATGCGCGAAAAGACATTATCGGGGTTCATACCCAGGACGCGGGAGGCGGCACGGATGGTCGCGATGTCGGTGACCGAAGAGATCACGGAAGAGCCAAGCTGGGCCGAGGTCAATACCGCGCGGGTACCGCTGAGGAAGGAGGCCCAATAGGCGTCGATCGGGGCGTTGGCGGATCCGTCCGCGTGGAACATCATCGTCTGCGCCAAGCTGGCCCGGCGGCGCACCCTGTCCTCGATGTTCTGGTCAAGCGAAGTCGCTGCGCGCTTGGTTTCAACTTGCACGGCAAATTCGAGCCCGGCGCGTGGGTTGGAGCCGAACCGACGCATCATGGCGACGTCCGTAGCCAGACGATGAAGGTGATCGGTCATGGCGGAGAACGGGTCAGACACGCCAAACTTCCGGTTGTAGGCAAGCCAGTCCTTCGACGTGTTGAAGTGCAGGACACGGTGCTCACCCAGCCGGGCATAAAGGGCACGAGAGCCGGGGCGGGATGACGGTTCCCGGTTCTGCCAGCCCCGCGTCGTGATCTCATCGTAGACGCGCTTCATAAAGGCATCAGCTGCAGCCCTGTTGGGCCGGGCGCCAGCGTCGGCAACAAAGGCCTTTCCAGTGCCATGATCGACGATGCGGTGCCAGGCTACCTTGTCGAAGATCTCGTCTCGCCACGCCGCGAAGCCGGCCGATCGGAGACGCTGGGCATCGTGTCGGTGCGGCAGACCGTGGTCGTCCAGCTTTCCGATATCTGCGCCAAGAGCGTTGGCCATCTGGCGCAGCTCTTCCTTCGCCTCCATGACGGGGCGGGCAATGGCTTTGGCCGCAGCGTTGCCGCTGTCCTCGCCGTGGAGTTCCGCCACCCAGTCATCCATAAGCGCCGGGTTGAGGGATGCCCCTTTCCAGTCGGGCCCCAACTCCTGCAATGTACGCCGGATTTTGCCATTGATGTATCGGACCAGGCCGTCACGGAAGCCCCGGAAACTCTCGCCTTTCCAGTTGGTGCTGTGGGCCGTGTCGTTGAACTCCATCAAAAGCGGCAAGCCATCACCGGCTTGGCTCGTGGCAAGAAGGTCGTTCTTGATGCGGCGGAAGGCCTGAAGGTCTGCAACGGCCCGCCGGGCTCTGGCGGCCGTTTCCTTTTGCGTAGACGCCATCAGATCTTCGCCCGCCAAGCGAGCCGCCTCTTCTTCCGGAAGCCCTTCGCTGCGGCGAGCCTCCAGCCGGGATCGGTATTCGGCTTGTGCCGCGCGCCCCTGGTCGCCTGTGATCTTGCGGGCGTTCATCGCCGTTTGCAGGCATTCGTCCATGCTGGGCATCACACCACCCCCTTGATAAGGCAGCTGGTCACCGCCTGGATCAGCATCTCGTCATCGTTGATGTCGGCGATGAGATCGCGGATTGTGGCACCGCTTTTACCGTCAAGCGCATCGTCCAGCATGTCCGCATAGTCGTCGGCCAGGATGCGCGGGCGATCGTCCGGCACGACGCCAGTTTCATCGGATGTGGGGGGCGACTTTGCCGGCGCCGGATTGGCCAGCTCGGCAATCCGTGCGCGGTCGAGCGCAACGACGTCCGGGTTGTCAGTACCGTCGGCCCAACGCTCGAGGGCTTCGCGGTTGATGACGATCGATGGCGGCGCGGGAGGCGGACGGACCGGCGTGCCGATTTCGGTCAGGCTGCCAAAGGTTGCGCGGTCAATGGATTGCAGCACGTCCAGCGGACCAGAGGCAAAGGGATCTCCAACGCGCCCGGAGACAGATGCCTCGTCGGCATATCGGATGAGGAAGCGGGAGATGGTGTCGGCGGACGCCTGCTTTCCGGCTGGCGCCATGAAGCGGACAAGGGCCTTGGTGAGCGGCGCAAAAGCGCGACCGAACAGGTCCGGGTCGGTAATCAGATCCTCAAGGACCTGCTTGACCGTCGAGCCTTCCTTTGCCGCCATGTCCCGTGCTCGGGCGATCAGATAGGCTGCATCGGTCACGAAGTCTGTGATGTCCATCTCGGGCAAGATCTGGCCCGCGTCGATGCCGGCACGGAACTTCGCCCAATAGGGCGCGGCATCTGCGAGCGCGTCGAGGAGGGACCGAAACTCGCCAGGCTGACCTTCGATGAACCGCTCGAGCAGGCCGGCCTCGTCCCATGCACGGGCAAAGAATGCGTCGCGCATCGAACGCGCGCCTTCGGCGGCGAGCGTGCCGTCGTTTGCGATGAGTGCGCCTTGCTGCGACTTTGGATAGGCCGCGATCCAGCGACGGGCAAAGTCGGCGTTTCCGGCTGCCCGGAAAGACTGCGCTGGATCGAACCGATCAAGCGCCTGGAGTGTCAGGGCAGAGCGGCCGACGCGGGCACGCTCTGGCGCGGTCATGTTGGCCGTCCCGCCGTCTTGCGCGAGGGTTGTGAATTCGACCCTTTGATCGGGCTCTAAGGGCGTTTTGCGCCGTGCGACGAGGACTGGCTCACTCACATCAGGCGGAATGGCAAAGCCAGCACGCTCTATCTGGGCGCGATAGGCATCGCCTCGATCGGGGAACAATTCATAGGACCGCCGTATGGCGAGGACGCGACCATTGCCGCTCTCGATGATGTCGTCGGGCCCGACGACGGGCGGGCCACGATCGGCTGTAGGGCCCGGCATGAGGAGTGCCGGGTCAAGGCCCGCCGCTGTGGCTGCAACCCAGTCGTCCGACCGCGCCTGGCTGCGGTCCCGCGGCTGAAGTTCTGGCGGCGCGGGCAGCAGGAGCCGCGCGTCGACGACTTCGTATTCGACATCGATGCGGCGATCGTCGCCATAGCGGATCTGGCCGTCGGACGTGTAACCACGTGAGGTCCAGCCTCCTGGCCGTTGCTCTGTCGCAGTCGCACGCGCGCTTGACGGTGCCGGCGTGAACGTTTCACGCGGACCACGATAGCCCACCCATGCTCCGGTCCCTTGAGTGTTGAGGATATAGACACCAAGCCGGTCTTGCAGTTCAGGGGTCATCAGCTCGTCGCCCCGCAGGCGCAGTCCTGCCTTGGCGTCGCGCAGGGTAGTTCCCACAATCTGGTATGCGCCCATCGGCGTCGCGACGCGGCCGATTTGCCCGTTTACCCATCGAGCATAGGGTCCAGAAGGATCCGAGAATGCGATAGCTTCATCGACCGTCATTTCTGTCAGGCGGACATTCGACCATTGGCCGCCTGGCCGATTTGAGAAGCCGAAGAGCGCGTTATAGTCGCCACCGCTCTCGCCTGCAAAAATTCCATTGCGGATTTGGAACCAATCGACGGGCGCGCCTTCAGGGATTGTGTCCGGCGGAGCAATCGTTTCGGCCGTCCCCTGCACGGTGATGGGGCGGCCCGCTTCCATCTCGGCCCGCGCGCGTTCGATCTGGTTGAACCCGTCGGCCAGGCCAATGCTTTCGGGTATTGCTTCGGCCTCGCCGGCCTCACGTTCTCCGCGCACGGCAACATACCGGTCGTGCGCAAAGCGCAGCGCGCGAGCCCCGCCGGCAAGGGCTCCGCCAGTTGCCGCTCCGACGCCGACGGCCATGGCAATCTGTTCCCAGGCGACGGGATCATCCAGGTCCAGAGCTTCAGCCATCGTGTATTGCCGCGGCAATGAGAGAGCCTCGCCAGCGCCAGCCAAGGCACCCTCGGCAATGGCGATGCGCGCGACGCCGCCAGCACCAAAGCCCAGCGGCATCATTGCTACGTTAACGTCAGACGTGACGCCGGCATACAGACTGCCCAAAAGCTCGGCGCTGCCGACGCCGTCAACTGGGCCCAGAGTGCGCACCTCATTCAACTCTTCCATCTGGCGCTGTGCCTCTCGGTCGAGCCAGTCTTCGAGCTCAAGGGCGCTGCGCGGCAGGTTGCCCAGAGGAGACATGGGATCTGGCTCGACCGATTGGACCCGCTCCCAAAGCCGCGCTTCCGCCATGGCCATGCGACCTGCCATCGGCCCGAATGTCGGGATATCTGCCGGCGTCGGGTCAGGACCGAGAGCCTCAGCAATTTGCTGGCGGATCTCGAAAGCTCGCCGTTCCCGCCGGGCCCAATCGTCAGACTGGATGCGCGCGGCCTCTGCCGCCGCGCTGAAGCGCTCATTGAAACGCGAGACAGGGCGGGCTTCGGGCGCCCAATGCACGGGGTTATCGGTTTGAGGGAGGCCGAACATCAGGGGCCCGCCTCTGCCAGCAGACGGGTCATGTCGAAACGCCACGGCTCACCGTCGGCACCATAGAACACGGCAAAGTCGCCGTTGGCGTCGTATCGGCCAAGTTCGTACAGAGTGGACTGGAAAGTTTCTGACGGGACCGCGCGCACAACGTAAGCCCCTGTGGAAAGGTCGGAACGGAAGCGGGGATCCATAGCTTCGCGGGGCGGCTGGCCTGAGGGTGAAAGGCGCGCGAGACGGTCGCGAACAATGACGGCGGCGTCTGCGCGGTTGGCGGCACTGTAGATGTCAAGGGCGGGCGAGGTGTCACGAACCGCAACAGTGTACAGCGCTTCCGTCACATCCTGCGCGCGAATGCCTGGCGGCAGGATTGTCGACCGCCCGTTGACGTCCTGGATGCCGCCGCGCGCATTGGCACTATCGAAGGTCCCGGTACCGCCCAGGACAGAGTGCATGGCCTGTCGATAAGCGCGCGTGTCGATATCGCCAGTCCAGTTGGCTGCGCGATCAGGATTGGCACCCCATCGTTCAAGGGCATAGAGCGCATTGGTTGCGAGGATTGTCGCCTCAGCTGCTGCCGGGCCGCCCTCAAGGTCCGCGAAAACTGTTCCGAGCGTCAGGCCGGCCGGGCCGAGCTGGTCGGTTCGGGCGGGCATGTCGATGCCTTGCGCCTCAAGCACTTCCTGCCCGCGGAAAACGCGAACCGCAACGTCTTGCGCATTGGCGGCACCTGCGAAGATCTGGCTGCCCATGTAGCGGGTGACTGGGTCATCAAAGATCTGATCGGCGGTATCGGCCCCGGTGCTGCGCAGGGCGCTGTAGGCGGCTGCAACAACGGCGACACGCTGCTCGGCCGGCTGACCGATGGCGGCCATTCCGCGCAGCTGCTCGCGCTCTGCCACCGTCAGGGCGACGGTGTTGGCTTCGGTCCTGTACCCCTCCTCGATCAATTGCTGGGCAAAGGCCTGCCGCTGTCCCAGCTGGCTTTGAAGCTGTTCGAAGGAGGCCCCCTGCAGCTCGAGAGGAGGGACGGGCAGGCCAACCTCTTGGGCGTATGCGATCGGGTCAGTGGTCCAGCCTTGGCGGGCCGCGTCCCGCGTAGCGGTCAGCAGGTCAAGCTCCTCGGCTTCCCAGGCCGAAGCCATGGGCGTTTGGCGCCGCTCTTCGATCATCCGGTCAAGCTCGGACAGCGGCAGTTGACGCCATGAAGGCGCGGCTTCGGCAAGGCTCAGCGCGGCCATGGCCTCGCGATACTCGGGCAGCGTCTGAAACGCGGGATCGTCGATCCAACGGAGGTTGGCCGGTACACCGCCCTTGCCCACGATGCTGATCACCTCGGTGAGCGTTGCGGCGTTCTGGCGATCCCGCTCTTCGATGGATTGCCGGTTGAGGCGGTCCGCCTCTTCTTGCCGCGCGGCAATGATGTTGTTCGCCTGGACGGCGGCGGCGGCCCTTGCGCCGGGACCAAGATTGGGGAAGCCACCGTTGTCGAGGAACTCCCGCGCCGCCTCGGGATCGACGTCCAACAGTGCAGTGAGGCGCGCGTCATCGTCACCCGCGCGAGCGCGCATCATGCGATCATTGGCTTCTTCGGGGGTGAAGATGCCGGTGGCGACGCCTTCGTCCAGCTGGGTCTGGTAGATATCCCAAAAGACTTGCGCGTCTTCAGGCGCCAGAGTGGGCGAGGCGACGGCAATCTCCTGCTCGAGAGTGTCGAGCGTCGCCCGGCGCTGGGACTGGCGCAGCTCAAGCGCGCGGGCGCCGATCGTAAAGGCGGAGCGGCTGGCCATTTCGTCGAAGGCGAGGTTGAACCGCTCGAGGTTCTGCGGGTCGACGCGGGGACGGCCGTCCTCGCCGGCGGCCGCGGTATAGGCCTCGCGCAGCTGCTGTGACCGCTGCGTCCAGGTCTGGTCGAGCGTGTCAGGATCTCCGATCGACTGCAGCTCGAGCGACAGGTTGTTGAAGTCGCGCATCATGTCGACCTGCAGGCGGTTCGCCTGGCGGGACAGGCGGTCCTCCTCGAGGCCGAGGCCGATCGAGGTCAGGCGGTTTGCGAACTCGGCGACGATCTCGCCGGTCTGGTTCGGCGCGGCGACGATGTTGGCTGAGCGTCCGGCGATACTGCCGGCGCGGGGGACCGTGAGCGTCATGCGAGGAGCTCCGGCCAGACCTTCGGCGCGGCGGTCAGGAAGGTGCCGGCGCCGGACAGGACGCCGGACAACAGCGCCTGGTTGCCCTGCGCGACGTAAAGCCGTTCCTGCGCGGTCAGCTCCTGCTGGGTTGCGGCGCCAGCTGACCGGATTGCCTGCGACTGAAACGACAGCTCTTGCCCTGCGGTCTGGCCAAGGAGGACGGCCGTTGGGCTGTCAAGCGATACGCCACGGGCGGCAAGCTCGGCCGTCTGCTGGCGGATCTGGGAGCGGAAGGCTTCGGTCTCACGCTGGTCCTGCGTCGCGGTGAGCGCGGCCTCGGTGGCGGCACGATCGCGCACGGCCTTGGCGTTGGCACGCGCCGTCTGACGGCCAGTGATGCCGCTGTAGATTGAGGCCCCTAGGCTGGTGATCGCACCCAGTCCGGCGAGTGTGGATCCGATGGTTGCCGCGCCGGCGGTGGCGCCGGCGGCGGTGGCGGCGGTTGCGCCCGTGGCGAGGGTCGCAAGGCTTGCTATCGCGGGGACGCACATGTCAGCCTCCGACCTCTTCGACACGCGGCACGACGGCCAAAACCGTCATTGGCTTGGCTCCGTCGGGCTGGAATTCGATGCTGATGTTGCGGGCGTTGTCGCCGGTGATGTCGACCTGGACATTCCCCGAAAGTGCAACGGTGGGCTCGGTCCCGACGGCCAGTTGGATCAGCTGTTCCCAGGCGGAAGACCGAACGGGCTGGCCGACATCCCGCATGTTCGCCCGGACGCGCCCCCCGCTCGTCTTGTGCAGCGCAATGCCGGACCCTTTCTGGAGCTTCTTGCGGCGGCCAAGGGTCAACCCGTCGCGGCCAGGCGCGGGGATGTCGAGGAGCTCGGTCATGTGGCCTGAATGTGAGAGGCCGATGATCGCGTGCGACACCGGGAAATCGATCGTTACGGCACCGTCTGCCGCGACCGTCACCGGCCCGAATTGCCCGACTTCTGTCCAGACCAGAACATCTTCTCCGGCCAGGTGCGGGACGGTAAACGTTGCGGTTGGACTGCCGGGCTCGAAACGCAGGGCCGAAAACAGGTGATTTGCCTCGTAGATCGGATCGTCACTGACGATCACGCCATAGGCATCGGCAAACTCCTCAATGCAGCGGACCGTCGCCCCGTCGATCGTACGGCGGACGCACATCATCAGAACATCGGCACCGCCGTCGGCCGACGGGGTAACCGCCATGGTTTCGACGACGCCGCGAATGGTATGCCGGCCCCAGCCAAGGACATCCTCGGTCGGGTCATAGACCATGACGGCAAGATCGCCGCCGCCCCGCCGAACCCAGCACAGGCGCAAAGGCGACGACTGCCAGACCATGTCGAGGAAGTTGCGTTGGCCCAGATGCTCGCTCGCGAGCGACAGCTCGCGCGGCTCGTTGGCATCCGTCTCGAACGCATATGCCAGCTCGAGGATCCGCTTGCGGTCGCGGCTGATGAAGATCGGCTTGCCGTCGGGCGCAATAGGCTGCTGCGCGACACTGCCATAGGAACTGTCGAAGCCGAACGTCGCCATGGTCGGGCCAATGGCGACGCCACTTGTGGCTGACCGGCTGGAGAATTCTTCGCCCAGCCCGCCGATGTGCAGCGCGCGCTTGCCGGCGCAAAGCCAAAGGATGCGGTTGACCGACGACTTGCCCGCGATGGCATAGGCAAAGGACCCGTCGGCGAAGGTCGATGGAGCGAAGTCCTCGAAATCGCCAATGGCGGAGAACCACACCGTGCGGGGATCTGCCGCGGTCGATGCCGCGCAAAGGCGCTGATCGTAGATCTCGATCGCTGCCGGATAGCCGTTGCGCTCCGACCAGGCGCCGAGTGACCAGCGATAGGTCGGGTCCGTCACGACAGGCGACGGCAGTCGCTTTACCACGTCTGCTGTCACGCTGTTCGAATGGGTATAGGCCGTGATCTTTGCGATGCCGACGCCGTCGGACAGGAACCGCCAGCTGGTGTTGTCGACCCCGTCGTACTTATGAACCCCTTCGGTATGGGTCGGCGGGTTGACCCCTGAATTGGTCCCTGCCGTGAGCTCATAGATGTTGCCGTCATACCGCCGGATGTCGCCGACCGTGAGGGCCTGATTGCCGACCCAGAGCGCGATATCGGCGAATTCCTTGGGCTCGAGGCGCAAGAGACTTCCGACCATGTTGGCGGCAAAGGGATTGCCGACGCCCGTCAGGATAATGCCTGCCCCGGTGGCGGCCGACGCCTGGATGGTCACGGCGGTATCGAGGTTCTGCACTTGGAATGGTCCACCGCTGAACCTGGCATCGACGATCGTCCAGTTGTCGAGAGCGAAGCGGCTGAGCTTCTTGATCGGTCGGGTGCCGGAGGCGATGTAGAGCACATCGGCAGACTGCACCCACTGGAGCTTTGGCAGCTCGGCCTCGGAGAAAGGCGTATTGAGCTCGTAGGGAATGCCGCCGGACAAGATGAGCGCGCCATAGCGCCAGACACGCATCCGGTTGTTCGTAAATTCGAGGACACAGGCATCGTTGTCGGCAAACACGAAAGGGATGAGCCGCGACGTCAGGTTGCTGCGCGACTGGCCGCGGTACCAGGTGCCTGGCGCACGGGTGAAACCGCCTTGCCGCAGGGGGATGAAGCCGACGCAGGCCGCCAGGCCGGACTGATAGCGCTGATAATCCCAGCGCGCGGCGAGGAGCGGCGAGATTTCGCCCGACGAAAAGCTGAGCTGGCCGGGGCTGGACCGTGTCAAAGGGTTGCCTCCGAGGCCCAGTCCGTGCCGCTGCTTCCCTCATGCCAGGGCAACGGCGAGGCCGTCCGTGCATCGGTTCGCGACGCAACACGAATGGCCTCGCCCAGTTGCTGCTGCAGCCGGTCAATTTTGCCCTGCTGCTCGACAAATGTCGGGGCGAGGATCACCGCCAGCTGCAGTGCAACAGCTTGGCGGAATGTGGCAGGGAGCTTTTCTTCGTCCGTAATCTTGGCGGAGTACCGGATGACGATCGGACCCTCGACATCGGCGCGCAGGACTTCCTTGTCGCGGCGCCATGCGAGATCCTCGGTCAGGACTTCGCGCAGGATGAGGCAGTCGCCCGGCAAGGCGAAGCCGTAGGGAAGAACCTCGTCGGGCGGTATCTCGCTCTCGATCGGCGCAAGGGAAGCGGTGGTGCTGCAAAAGCCCCAGTCGATCGCCTCGAGGCAGACACACAGGGCCTCGTCATATTGCTCGGCCGCTGCGATGGCCTGGTCGCTGTCGTCAGCAAAGGACGACGGCGGGCGCAAGCCCATGTGCCGGAAGGCGGTCTGGACGATCTTCGACGTGGCGATGGCGACTGTCATCCGATGGCCTCTGGGGCGGGGAAGAACGGGCCGTCTTTTGGACGGCCCGGATCATCAACGGACGCGGCCGTCAGTGCTGGGTCGTGACGAACTTGAACGGCATCGACCCGGCGCCGGTCGCGTCGGCGATGGCGTGGGCATAGATCCCGATGTAACCGCCGGGGTTGGCGGCGAGGCCGAGGATCTCCCAGAGGCGCTTGCCATGGTTGGCGTCGCCGAACGCACGCGGGCGGTGGGTGGCCGCGGCGGACTTCAGGACGGAGACCAGCGCGTCGACGTCGGACTTGGTCCCGATGCGCACGGCCGCAAAGCCCCAGTTTTCGACGTCGAACGCGGTGTCCTCGTCGATGAGACAGTCCGAAGGCAGGTCGCACATGTGGTAGGACGAGCCGCTGTTGTCGGCCGCGGCGTTGGTGATGGTGCCGGTCGCGGTGACCGTGCGACCCTTGATGAGAACGGGATCGACCACGTCGCCCATTGCCTGGGCATCGCGGAAGAGGTTGGACTTCAGGTTGACCACAGCCATGGGTCAGGTTCCTTTCGGGAAAGTTGGACAAAAGGACGGGACCGGGCGCGAGGCCCGGTGCCGGATCACTCGTTGCAGATGATGACGTGGACGCCGCGGTCCTGGACCCGCACCGCGTCGACGAAGGCCTGGACGCGGGCATAGGGCTGGTAGTCGGCGTGGGTGTCGTTCCACATCTCGCCCTGGATGTCCTGCCAGACGCCCATGACGATGTTCTTCTTCGACCAGATCGGGCAGTATCGATCGCCGTCCACCAAGGGCAGGCGGTTGGTGACGATCCACGTCATGCCGAGAAGCGTCGTGGGCTTGCCGCTTTGCAGCTGGAGCTGCTGGAACGCGTTGAGGCTTGCGCCGTCGCCATCTGCAATGGTCAGAAGGTCGGTCACCTGCTTCGGCGTGATCGCGCAGTAGAGCACGTCATCATCGTCGACGCCGAACTCGTCCTTGTTGAGCCGCTCCTTGGCCTCCATCAGCTTTGGAAGCGTCAGACCGGTGCCACCGACCAGCGTGTAGCAAGCGGACGGCAGGGACGACGTTCCGGCGCCGGGGTTCTTGCCGACCACTGCCGCGCCAAGGATGCCGCCCGTGCTGATGCTGAAGGAGCCTTCGTCGCCTTCGATGATCCCCAGCGCGATGTCGTCGATCTCGCGGACGACGGCGGCGGTGTGGGCCTGGACATAGGTCGAGGTCGGGTCCATCGCGCGCTGCAGCTTTTCGGCGGTCGAAATGTACTGGCCGGACTTGACCGGGTTCGGGAAGACGAGCCAGCGCCGCGAATTCTCGGGCACGTTCTCGACGTTGCGCCGCTCGGTCGGGCTCACGCGGCTGGCGCGGACGCGGCCGACGAGGTCGGACGCGGCGACGGCCTCGCCCGATGCGGGCACGTCGGTGATGGCAGGGCGGATGCGCCCCCTCATTTGCTGCGCGACCATGAGGACATTGTCGCGATAGGTCTGGATGTGGTGCGCCTCGGCGCGTGCGTGCAGGGACGTCATGACCCCTCCTGTGAAAACTGACGATCGATTGTGAGTTTTCGAAGGGGCTGCCCGCGATGCGGACCCGATCTGACCTTAGCGGGGCCTATGCGCCAGAAGTATGCCTGGATCAACCGGACCCGGCTTGCCGGGCTACCCAATATGTGGATGTCATCCGCATTTCCGGCACAAAGTCAAGTGGGCTGCAAACGCGAAACCAGAACGGCGGGTGGGGGCCTGCTGTACACCCCCAATGTTGCTCCGGTTGCCCGTGCCACGGTTAGCAGGATATCACCGCGTCCCCCGCCGCTTGGTTCTTCAAGTGTGGCCACCGCGAGGTTCAGTCGCGGTGGCCGTAGGCTTCGTAGGCTACAGAAGGTTGTCAGTCAGGAAGCTCCAGATTAGGACCGGACCCTAATGCAGGCAAGCCTCTTTGGTCAGCCGCTCGGCATGCGCCACCGCATTGGCGCGGAACAGACGCTGTGCCTCGACCACGGCATAGACCGCGCCCTGCACATGCATCGGGGCGGTGGCCAGCGCCGTATCGAGCAACTCCATCAGCGCCGCGTCGCAACCTTCCATGTAGTGCAGCTGCTGCGCGATCTCCTCGCCCCGGTCAAAGACCACTTGCGCAAAGTCAGGCATGCGCAGCCTCCGCGATCAGAGCCTCGGGGATGACGACACCACGGCAGGCGACGCCGCCCAGCGTGAAGACAGCGTTGGACGTGGCCGCGCCGGGCAGCGCCAGCAGGGCGTCACGGTGCCGCCCGTTGGCCCAGTCCGTGCCGACGAAAAGCGACACGATCCCCGGATGATTGCCGTTGGCGACAAACAGCCCGCCGGGCTTGACCCGCAACCCGACGGTGGCCAGCGTGGCATAGGCGCTTTCGCTGCCGCCGAACGCGGCGGCGATGTAGGTCGCCACACTGTCATGCGCCATCAGATGCGCCAGACAGGCCCGGCCTTCCTCGGGGTCCACCGCCTGCGCGACCGGGGCCGCAAAAAGCGGAGGCAAGGGCGACCGCGCCCACATCCGCCGCCCGGCGGTGATGCCGCCAAGGATGCGCGCCTCACGGATCAGGTTCAGCCAGTCGCGCGGGTTCAGGCTGTCGTCGGCAGGCGGCTCTGGCGGTGGGCCGCTGCGGTCGGGCATCTGGTAGACGCCGCGCTTGCGCAGGGCGGGCAGGACCTCGGCCGTGATCCATTTGCGGAAGCGGCGTGCTTCGGGTTTCCGGCTGGTCAGGACGAGGGCATAGAGGCCGCTCTCGGAGATGGCGGTCAGTCTGTTGGATCGACCGACGGTATCATTAGTAATGATACCGTCTCGCTCGTCGTCGTCGAGGCGGGACACCGCCTGAGCCGTATTGCCGAGTTCGAGCACGCGGCATACGTCCGCCGCGATGAACCACGGATCTCCGTCGCGCATGACGACGCGCACGGCTTGTTCTTCAAAATCGAATGGAATGATGTCCACGGATGGGGTATCGTCATCGTTGTTCATTCAGAGGCCTCCGGTTTCTGTATGTTGCCTTCGGCAGCGGGGGCGGGACCGCCAAGTACGGCCTCCGCTGCCATCCTCTCCTGCAGGATGAGAACGATCAGGTTGTTCATAGACCGATGTTCTGCCTGCGCCTTAGATTTCACCCACGCTTGCAGCTCCTCAGTCATCCGAAGGCCAAAGGGGGCTCGTTGCTGTTTCATTGATTCCTCACTTAGTTTCCAATGGTCGTTAGCTTCCAGTGGAAGGTATTCCCTGTCAAGCGGTTTCTAGCTACCCTTGGCAACTATCATGGCAGACCCAAGTAAGTACCCTACTCGCATCCCCCCGTATGGCCTTAGGATGCCTCCTGAGTTGAAAGATCGCATTCAGGCCGCTGCTGATGCCAACAATCGCTCATTGAACGCTGAGATTGTTGCCGCGCTGGAGAGAGCTTATCCGCGAGCAGACCCCGTCCTAGAGATGATCGAGAAGGTGACGGCAGGGATGACGATGGAGGAAAAGGCTCAGTTGCACCGGCAGGCAGAGGTCTTCAGGCGAATGGTCAATCAGATCCATGACCGAAAAGCGGGCTGAAAGATGGCAGAACTGCTGGGCGTAATGTTTGCGCTGGCCACCAGCGAGGTGGGTCTTGTCGGTTTTGTCGCTGTCCTGCTGTTACTGACCCAACCACTTCGACGTTTTTGGATTGGCGTCGTCGGCACTGCGGTAGTCGCGGGCATGGTCACGACGGCCACAGCTAACGCCGATTTCGTGGACAACGAGGCACTGTTCTTTTTCACGGCCAGTTGTATGTACCTGATCCTATTCGGTGTGTTTGGCGCGTTGGCGATAGGCGCTAAGCGGGTGGTTCAAGCACCATCTGAGCCTAAGTCTGGGCTGGGCGGGGGCGGGCAGCAAGACGATTAGCTCCGACCAAACACCCTCGCCAGCCAGCGCCACGGCCCGAATGGAAGTGCGACCGTTGCCACCACCTCCCCGTCCAGCACTGCGGTGGCCATCTGGCGGAGACGCAACTGCGCTTCCGCTTCTGACGCCGCTGGGATCGTGAAGGAATAGCGATCCCCATGGAAGTGGTAGCTGAACAGCCACTTACGGACTTCCTTGGCCATGGCGCTTACCCCCCCGCCGCGATCTTCGTCAGCCGATCGATCTCCGGCTGCAGGCGCGCCATCTCGGCCCGGTTGCCCGCCGCGTAGGCCTTGCCATAGGCCCCCTCGGGCGAGCGCATCTCGGAGATCTTGGCCTTCGCATCGGCCGGCGTCATGCCAAGCGCGCCGTCGCCCTTGCCGATGCCGATGCCGGTGTCGCTGGCCATCATGTCGCCGATGAGGTCGAAGAGGCGCAACACGCCGGCGTCGCCCGTCTTAGGCGCGAGGGACTGCACCAGGGACAGGATCCCGTTCTGGTCGAGGCCGAGCTTTTCACCCACGACGCTGGCCGCCTGCTGTGCCCGGGCGATCTTGGCGTCGATCTGGCCACCCCAGTCCTTCTCGAGCTCTGCCATCATAGCCGTCCGGGCGCTGTCGAGGTCGGCCTGCGCGCTTTCCATGAGGCGGCCGACGGCACCGGCATAGACGTCGGTCAGGCGCTGCAGGGCCCGCGGGGGCAGGCCTTCCTCGTGCGCGACCTTGCGGGCGTGGGCCTCGAGCGCCTCGTCCCACTTCGCGTCCTTGGGCCAGCCATCGGGCCGCTTGACATCGTACTTTTCTGGGGCCTCGGGGATCCCGAAGAGCGCGGCGTTCTCGCGCATCCATGCGGCGACGTCCTGATCCTTTTTCGGCCGCTCGATCAGGTTGTCGGCGGGTTTGCCGAGTTTCTTTTCGGCATTGGCGTGCATCTCGACGGCGCGTGAGATCGCCTCGAGCGGATCGTCGATCGCCAGCCCGCGGGCCGTGATCGCGGAGCGCATCGGCTCGTCAAAGCGCTTGTCTTCGTACCATTTGGGCGCGGGCCGATCGCCGGCGCCGGCGGCGGGATCGCCCCCTTCGCCGGTAGCGGCGGCACCTGCACCGTCGTCGGGGCGGAACAAGCGGCGGTCGGCGAGCATGCGGGCAAGGAAATCAGTCATTGTCGGGCTCCAGGAGCTGGTTGAGCTGGTACTGGCCGATGTTTCCCGCGGCCAGGAGTTTCAAGGCGAGGTCGCGGCGGCCGGCCTCGTAGGCCAGGCGCAGCGGGTCGATCGGGTCGGCCTGCTCCACCCCGTCGACAAAGCGGGCGGGGATCGTGCTGGCCACGCCGCCGATGCGGACAAGGTCGGATGCCAGCTCGGGTTCGGCGCGGAAGGCGCGGGTCCAGCGCAGGGCGACCTCGCCCGCGTCCTTGGGCGTGGACGTGAAGCTGCGCAGGAACGCCATGGGCGACCAGCGGGGGCGGGAGCGGAGGGTCATGGCGCGACCTTGGGGATTGGCTTTTGCGTCATCAGTTCCAGCGAAATGCCAGCAACCGTGATGCCATAGCGGGACTGATGACCAGGCATGCGATAGGCGCCCCACTGTCGCTGCCCACTTTCGGGACGAGCCTTGGTGAGCGTCAGACTGTGGGTCCAAGTCCACGACCAGCGGGGATGACGGCCCCAGATAAACAAGGTCCATTCGTTTCCGCCATCCGGGTAGCGTTGCAGTCTCATTGCCCCACCATCCCGGCCGTCGCGGCCGCGCTGGCAAGGTCGTTGACCACGCCGCCGGCGGCCTGTGCCATCTGCATCTGCTGGGCCTGCTGTTCCATCGTGGCGCGGTCCTTGGCGATCTTGTCCGTCGCCTCGCGCGATCGCAGCATTCCGGCTGGCGCGCCGCGGGCGGCATGGAGCGCCTCGAGGAGCTCGTCTTCGTCGATGCGCTCGAGGAGGCGGGGCTTCACCTGGGCGAGGGGGGCGATGTCCTCGAGGATGCGGATGATGCTGGCGCCCTCGATCGACTTCTGCGCCATCGCCGCGGCCGAGAGGTATTCGACCTCGAGGGGCGCGCCCTCGAGCTCTTTCGGCGGGGGCGGGATCTGGCCAGCGCGATAGAGCATCTGGAAGCGGCGGGCGACCTTGGGGCCGAGGAATTCGTGCTGCACCCGGCCCATGTGGGGGGCCATGAGGCGCTGGCGTTCCTCCTGGATGGTCATCACCTCGGTCGCGGTCATGCCGGTGCGGCCGGCGAGGTTCATGAGCGACCAGTTGAAGGCGTCCTTGATCTCGTCGACCAGCTGCTGCTTCTCCTGCAGGGTCAGCTGGATCCCGTTGTGGGTCTCCATGTTCCGGATCATCGGCTGGCCTTGCATGTTGACCCCGCCATAGACGACGGTTCCGGGCCGGATCGTGCCGTTGAGCGGCCAGGCGTCGCGATCGGGGGCGAGCTTGGCCGGGTCGGCGGCGAACTGGGCGGCGCGGATGGTCGCGTCGTGCATGCGGTGGACGGTGCGGGCCGAGGCGAGCGCGATGAAACCGGGGCCGGTGCCGCAGGTGAAGCCGCTTTCGACCTCCCACCGGGCGACGTCGAAGGGCATTTCGTCGAAACCCTTCACGCGCACCAGAGCGCAGTCGATGTCGCAGGCATAGACGGACAGCCAGCGCTTGCCCTTTGGGCCGAGCTTGCCTTTCACATAGGCGTCGTTCGGCTGGACGTGGTGCCAGAACCAGACTTTGCCCTGATCGCCCTTGTCGGCCATCTCGTGCAGCTTAGGCGGCAGGTTGTCGGCCCCGAAGAGCTTGATAGCCACCCGCGCCTTCAGCCCGAACTTGCGCACCACCTCGCACACCCGGCCGAAGGCGTCGATATCCCAGACGACCTCGGCCAGGGACAGGGTGACGTCCATGATCTTGCGCTCTTCGAGGATGACCTCGTCGTACATCACCATGTTGCCGAAGGCGCAGATGTCGGACAGCGCCTGGATCGAGGCGTTGTAGAAGCCCGATACCGACGGCTGGAAGCTGGCGAGCACGCGGGTCGCGGCGACGTCGAGCCATTTGCGGACGACATGGGCATCGTTCAGGTCGGGGTCGGGCGTTTTCAGGCCCATCCAGCGGTTGGCGGGGTTGGTCAGCGTGCCGTAGAGGCCCGATGCGAGGTTCGACTGCGCGATGATCGCGGCCGAGGAGAGCGGTTTTTCCATTTTCCGGGTCGACACGTCGGACAGCATGAAGCCGCCGCGCTGGGGGCGGATCAGGCGGGCGATGTCTTCCCAGTCCTGTTCAAACTGGGACCGGTCGGATTTCAGGTCGAGCCAGCGCTGCATGGCATCCTTGGCCGCGGGGTGATCCTTGACCGCGCCGGTGCCGTGGAAGGATGAGGACATGAGGGTCATTTGCGCTGGCTCCTGCGCTGGCGACGGGCGGCCTTGACCTTGTCGCGGTTAAAAGGCTTCGAGGACACCATCTGCAGCCGCCCGGACGTTGGGTGGTCAGCCCACTTCGGCGTCTTGATCCAGATGTCCGCATTCTTGTCGATCGGGATGGCGGGCAGAGGGGAGGCCATGCCGATGGCCCCGATCATGGCCGCGTATTTGCCGAGAGAGATCACGCTGCCATCCCCCCGAGCTTGCGGGTCGCGGGGATCCCGACGGGCGAGGTCAGGATGTTGGCGGCCGCGCCGGCGCGGCGGCGGCGCAGGGCGGCTTCGATCTCGCCCTGCTGGATGGCTTCGGAGTTGTCCGGCGCCGCGATGAGCGGGGCCGCGATGGTCGGCATCTTCGGTCGGGCGACACACATGGGTCAGGTCTCCTGTTGGGGGGCGAGGAAGGCGAACTGGATGAAGTCGGCGCGGCCGTCCTGCCCGAAACCGGGCATGACGCATTCGAACCGGAAACCGACGCGGTCGAGGAAGCGCCGCGCGGTGGGATGCTGGGCCCAGCAACGCGCCTCGATGCGGTGGATCCCGCGGTCGGCGCAGAAGCGGGGCAGGTGGGCGCGGATGAGGGCGCCCGCGCGGGCGATGGACAGGCGGTGCCGGGCATGGTGGCGGGCAAGGAAGGCTGCCTGCGCCACGCCTGCCTGCCCGGTGGAGGCAATGGCGAGCACAGCGAAGGGCGTGCCCCCCGCCGCGCGCGTGGTCAGGACGTGCCCCGCCACCCAGGCGGGGCGCATGCTGCGCCATTCGGCAAACAGCCCCAGATGCGTCACGTCCGCCCCACGCACCAGCATGGCCTCGCGCAGGTCGTTGCTGTCGAGATCGCGGAACACCGCCATCGCGCCGTGATCGTCATAGGGCTGGACGCCGATCGGCATGGGTCAGGCTGCCGCGTTTGCCGCGACGGGCGAGATCTCGACCCAGTCCTCGGCCAGCATGTCGGTTTGGCTGGCGAGCCAAGGGACAACTTTGCCCTCGGCGTCCTTCATGTCGATGTGCGGACGATAGGTGGCCAGCGCACCCTCGCCCATGATCGACAGCAGCGGCTCGCGGTTCACGACGAAGTTGCTGCCGTTGACCAGGAACAGGAACATTCCCTTGCCGTTCCAGCCTTCGCGGGCCACACAACGCCCTTCCTTGAGGGCCTGCAGTGCTTTTCCGAAGTCCATAGGTGATCCTTTCAGGGTTTGTGCGGTCAGGCCGCCAGCTGGTTCAGGGCGCGGCGTGCAGCGTTGCCCCAGTTGATCAGGGCTTCGCGTTCGCTGCCGCGGCTGCCGGCCTCGATGCCCGCCATCCGGGCATAGGTGCGACCTTCCGACGTTTTGCGGAACTTCAGCCTGTGGTCTTTGGTCAGGCGTTCGACCAGCAGGTCGAAATGTGCCTGCCGCACGCCGATGTTGTCGGCCACGTCGGCGGCGAGGCGCGCGATGAGGTCGCGGTCAAGGGCGGGGGCCGGCTTGCCGGCCTTCGGGGCCGCCTGCTTCTCGGCCGAGGCCTTTTCTGTGTCGGCCTTGGCGGCCTCCGCTGCAGCGGCCTTTGCGGCTTCATCGTCGGCCGGGGGCGGCGTGGTCTGGGTGGTGTCGGACATGTCGGTCATTCTCCGTAGGGGTTGAGGACGTCGTAGGCGGACTGCAGGCCCCGGGGTTGTCCCGGCATGGGGGGCCTGCCGGGATCATCGGCGCTGCCGCGCCGCTGGCCGGGAAAGCTGAAGGGGTGGGAGCCGTCGCCGCGCACCTCGGACAGCATGAGGTATTGCGTGGCGTCGATGACGTTGGCCTCGGTGAAGCTTTTGTCGGGGATCTTGCGCTTGTCGCCGGAGGCGTTGACCTCCTCGGTCCAGACGTAGCGGGCCTCGAGGCCGCGGTTGAGGAACTTGCAGGACGGGTCAATGACCAGTCCGGGCTGGCCGGCCTCGAGGAACTCGAGCGCGGCGCGCATAGCCTCGAGGCGGGGCTGGATCCGGTTGGTGCCGATGCGCTGGGGGCGCACCAGGATGCCCGCCGCCTCGGCGACAAGGCGGTTCCAGCTGGCGTTTTCTTCGGCCGCCTGGCTGGCGCCGTGTTCACCCGCCATGTCGCCCCAGGCGGCCTGCACCCGGAAGCCGCGGAAGCGGTCGGACTGCAGGAGGTCGGCCAGGCGCAGGCCGAAGGTGCGGGCAAGGAGCCGTTCCTCGGGGAAGTGCAGCTCGGCATAGATGCGCCAGTGGAAGGGGCGGATGAACTGGCCGATGACGGCCGCACCCTTGAAGCCCTGGTCGAGGCCGATGCGCAGCGGTTCGCCGTGTACCAGCTCGAGCGGCTGGTCGGAGACGTGGACGCGGCGGTTGAACTCGCGCCGGAAGACGGGGTCGCCCGCGCGCAGGTAAACGACCCTGTTGAAGACCAGGCGGTCGATCATGTCGCCCCGGCCGGCGAGCTTCATCGCGGCCACCTGGCGGGCGTAGTAGGCGGGGCCGAGGTTCTGGAGGTTTTCGCACCCGGGCTGGCCGTAGCCGGGCTGGTTGAAGAAGCTGATGCGGATGGGGCGCGCGCCTTCGGGCAGGCTGGCCGACAGTTGCGAGGCGATGCGGTTGCGCTCTTCCTCGTCGTGGAAGACGCGGAAGGTCCAGTTGTCCTCGTCCGGCGCGTTGAAGTCGCAATCGATCTGGCCGTAGGAGCGCAGCTCGGCCGGGAGGCCGGTGAAGTGCGACCGGGCGGGCCAGCGGTCGATCCGGCCGATGCCGACGGTCAGGATGTCGACGGGCATGGTGTCGGCTTCGTTCAGGTCGATGTCGGTGGCCTGCACCCCGCGCATGGAGGCGATGATGTCATCACCAAAGGCCATGAACTCGGCCGTGAAGTGGATGGGGCCGTGCTCGTCTTCGAACTGGATCTTGTGCGTGACGGGGTCGCCGCGGCCGCCGGACCATTCGCCCAGGGATTTGGGGAAGGTCTCGAGGTAGGACGGGATCGTGGTCGACCAGAGCTGGCGATAGGTCTGGCGGATGAACAGGACCTTGTAATCCCGCACCCCGGTGAGCACCGACTGGGGCATCTCGATCGCGCGGCGGAGCTTGCGGCGCATCTTGGTCGTGGTTTTGCCGGACCCGACCGGGCCCTGGATGCCGACGATGTCGTCATCGGACCAGTAATAGGCCTCGGCGATCGGGCCCGGAAATGTGGGGGCGTCGAGATCTGGGAGCTTGTCAGCCTCGTGGGCGAGGGATAGGCTCGCGATTGCCTCGTTCGCGTTCATGCCAGACAGCGCAGCCGCCTGATCGTCGGTCAACACCGGCGCAGCACCCCCCGCGCCCCGGATCGCATCCGGTGGCAGGCGCAGAGCCCCCCCACCCCCCTCCCGCCGACCAAGGTTCACGCCCATGCCAGACCTCCGAAGGGGCCTGAAAGGCTGTATGGGGTCACAGTCAGGGGCAGAGAGACTGGCGCGGGGGTGGCCCCCCCCCTGGTCGCGCCGGCCCGGATCGCCCGCCAGGGCGCGAGGGCGAGCCCGCCGGCGAAGGCTGCGCGCGGGGCCCGGGCGAGGTGGCGCGCCTGATTTTCAATCAGTGCGGCGAGGCACATTTTGCGTTGCGATTTCAACGGCTTGCCTCATCTGTCCGACTGGCCGTGTCCGACTGCGACGGAAGCGCGTCTGCAACCTGTTGATTTTGCTGCATTTCCCGACGCAGGTTCGCGGGCATCATCCGACCTCCAATCCGCACCGGCTGGGGCGTCACGTCGCGGGCCGACATGGCCGGATCGAGGGGCTGCTGCGGCGCGACCGGCACCATGATCGGCACCACGGGCAGCGTCGTGGCGTCGGGCGTGACCTTGCCGAGGCCGTAGGGCAGGAGCGCCTCGGCCGCGCGCAGCTGGGCCGTGAAGACGAACTGGAACGTGGCCAGCCGCTGGGCCGTGCTGGGTGCCACGGGCGAGCCCTTGTAGCCGGTGGCACCGGCCTGCGCCCAGGCGAGGATCTGCTCGGTCCGCGCCATCGCGGCGAGGAAGGCGTCCTGCGACGTGGCGAGGCCGGCCATCTCGGCCAGGACGTCCTCGGGCAGGCGGAAGCCGCGCACCTTCAGGAACTCGCGCAGCTGGCTGGTGACCTTGCCCTTGCCGCGCCGGGCGCGATCGTCATCCGTCGGGGCGGCCTCGTCCGGCAGCAGGTTCAGCTGCTCACCGGCCTCGTGGGCCAGCTTGACGTTGCGGGCGGCGTCCCGCGCCAGCTGCTCGAAATTCGACTGGGGACCAGGCATCAAAATCCCCCCTTTTCAATGATATCAATGGCTTGAGCCTTGCCCGCTACACTTGAGGCCCACTGTAGCGGGGGTGTAGCGGGGTCTGTACCATATCTTTTCTCAATCTTTTCAGAGAGATAAGAGGTGGGCGCTACACCGCTACAGGGAAAAGCATGGTGCCTCGCATGATCGCGCACGCACATGCGCATGCATATGTGAGAGGCGTTTTGCTGTAGCGGTGTAGCGGGTAGGGTATAAACCCTTGATTTGCCGCCGTTTTCACCCGCTACACTACCCGCTACAGACCCGCTACACTGTAGCGCCCCCGAACCCCTGCCCGAAAGAGGTGCTCGCGTGCGAATATAGGCCATCGCCTTGGGTGCGGGAAGGCCGAAAGAAACACGCCGGACCAATGGGTTAGCCTTTAGTCGCATGTCAGGCGAAGTCCTCTTCGGAGTATACGGGACGCTGGAGATCTGATGGCGCTACAGGTCGATCGGTCTGGAAGTCCGAAAGCCCCGCGATCGAGGGGAGCGGGACATAGAAGCCCCGCGTCTGGATGCCGGCGAGACGCAAGGGCCCAGCGGGCTCCGCCTCGTTCAACCGTCGCGCCGCCTGCGCCCAGACACCATCGGCCCAGGGCGTGCCCTCGAAGAGCGCACAGAGCCCGGGGATGGCCTTGTTGGGAAGGAACAGCGCCGCATCCTTGCCGAGGCCACGCACGCGCAGCCCGATCTTGGCGAGCTTCTCGTTCGCGGCCGCTGCCGCGTCCTGCTGGTCGACTTCGCTTTGCGTGGGGTTGTACAGGTCCCGCGGCGCGCCCTTCATCCGGGCGGCCGCCATGACCCACTGCGCGATCGTGTACTGTTCGCCGCGCCGGTAGACGTCATAGGACTTGCCCATGAGCGTCATGACCATGTCCTCGGCGTTGGAGCCGATCTCCTGGCTTTCCTCGGTGATCGACCGGCCGAGCTTCTTGGCCCAGTTGTCCATCGTCTCGGCCGAGGGCAGGTCGGCATGCAACGCCATGTCTGCCAGCGCCAGGACGGTTCCATAGTTGTCGGCACCGCGCCCTGTCTGCCCGTGGATCGCCAGCGCCCCGCGCCAGAGCTCGAGCCGCTCGGGCCACGTCGCCCAGCCCTCGAGGATCCTGCGGCGCAGCTGCTGGCCAATGGCGCGCAATCGTCGCGGATCGTTCTTCAGCTTGGGGAGGTCGGGAGGCAGGCGGTTGAGGTCGAGGATGATCATCCGGCTGCGGTCCTGCGCCGGCATGGGCGGGATCAGGATCGAGGAGAACAGGAAGCACGAATAGGCGTTCGACTGGTGACCGGTCTGGTCCGATGATCCGCGGAAGATCTGCGCGCCTGACGCCGCGCGCCTGGCGAGCTCCACCACGGCCTTGACCTTCTGGGGGCGGTCGACGTCTGGCTCGAGCTCGTCGATCGCCACGGGCAGCGAGGAGAAGCCCACGACAGAGCGGATCCCGGCCTCGGTTGCATCGGCGGCCTGCAGGAGGCCCGCCTCGCCGCCGTGGACGTGGAGGAGAAGGCTCTGGAATGTGCTCTTGCCGGTGGCCGCGTCGCCCGTCAGCCAGCCCACCGGGCGCCAGTCCAGCGCCCCGCCCAGCATCTGCGCGCACATCAGGCCCACCGCCAGGACGGGATCGATGTCGGGCCTTCGCCATGACCAGGTCTCGACCAGGCGCAACAGCTCCGCGCCAGAGTCGCCGCGCGTCTCGGCCTTGGCCGGGCGGGGGACGGGGTCGGCTGCGGCATAGACCTTGCCGCCATAGACCCCGGGCGGCCGCCAGTCGTTGCCGATGAGGACACCGTCGCCGCTGTGGATGATCAGGCCACCGTCGTCGTCGACCCAGCATCCGGGCCCGCGCACGCGGCCTGTCGGTTTCCAGACGCCGCGCTCGGCCGAGGCCGCGACCATCGCCGCGGCGGCTGACGCCTGGTCGAACTTGCCGGGGCGGGGACAGCCGTCCTTGTCGTATTGCGGGAAGTGCATCGACAGGAGGCGGATGTCGCCCAGGAAGACATGCCGGATCTTGTCGAGGCTGTGGTTGTCGATCGCGCGCAGCTCGCCCAGGCGGTTGAGATAGAAGCACACGTCGCCGTGCACGCCCAGGGGCACCACGGGGCAACCGTCGAAGATCTCGCCGCGCGGACGGCCGCGCGGATCGCCGCCACGGCCGCCGTCGTCGGGCGAGGGGCCGGGGTCGCCATCGTCGCGAGGATCCGCGCCGGCGTCGTCCGGATCGGGCGCCAGCGGGGCATTGGCCAGCTCGTCGCGCAGGCGCACCACGTTGACCGGCGTGTCGCGCAGCCAGCTGTCGACGGGCTCGTCGGGGAGGCCGTCGATACTCATGCCGCCTCGCCGGGGATGCAGTCGATTGCGACCATAAGCGCGAGCCCTTGACCGATCAGGTCCTTGGCCATGGCCTCGCCCGCGAACATGCAGGCCTCGAGGCTGACCATCTCGCCGACGGGTGCGCGCACGGTTTGGCCGGGCGGAAGGGTGAGGGTGAGGACGAGGAGCCAGGTCATCAGCACCACCTCGCGTTCTGTTGAAAAAGGGGATTGACAATAGCGCCAATGGCGCTATTTTGGGTCATGTCACGAGAGCAATGAAGCTCGCCTGTTTGGGAGATGACACGATGCAATCCCGCGAATTCTATATCCCTGCCCGGTCGCGCAAGGTCGCGATGAAGGACGGCGGCGCCGTCTTCTACCTCTACGAGAACGGACAGAGGCAGCCGGCCGCCGTCTGCTTCATCGGCAAGGCACAGAAGCCCAGCTGGCATTTCCGGTTCGCCAGCCCCGCCCAGCGGGAACGCCGCATCGCCTCGACGATCGAGCGTGTCCAGGCCCATCAGGCCCGACGCGCGGAAGAGCGGGCCCGGAAGGCGGCCGAGGCGGCCAAGGGCCACGGCTGGGAGCCCGGCCTGATCCTCGTCTCGAGCTGGGGCTATGAACAGACCAACGTCGACTTCTACGAGGTCGTCGAAGTCATCGGCAAGACGATGGTCCGGATCGAGAAGATCGGCAGCCAGAGCGCCACGGACGCCGGCGAGGGTTTTTCGAGCATGTCCGACCACGTCGTCCCGAACCTCGAGGCGCGGTCTGGCGAGTTCCGCCGCTGCAAGGTCACGTCCGGCCACATCAGGCTGGCCAGCTACTGCAGCGCCAGCCTCTGGGACGGACGGCCCCGGTACTGCAGCTGGTACGCCTGACCGATCGGTGTGCCGCCCCGGTGGGGCGGACATCCCATCTGCCAGACGAAAGGAGACAGCATGAACCTGATCGACAACCCGCGCGCCGCCTGGGCGCACATCTACCGGCGCGCCCGGCTGAACCGCTACAACCCGAAGGGCCGCGTCGCGGTCTTGGCGATCGCTGACGATCGCGCGCGCGCCCTCGGCCTGTCCTCGGTCCGGTTCCGCGTTGCGCCGGGCGTCTTTCAATTGCTGCCCCGGCGTGATCAAGTCCGCCTGATCAGCTGACAGGGGACCGCGATGACACCCGAAGAATTCAAGGCCGGGCGCAAGCGGCTCGGCCTCACAGTGGCCGAACTGGGGCGCATCCTCGACACCCTGCCGCAGACCATCCGCAAATGGGAAAGCCCCGAAGAGGCGAGCACCTCGCGCAGCGTCAACCCGGTGGCCGCGCAAGTGATGCGCTGGATGTTGGCCGGGTTCCGTCCGCCGGAGTTTCCGAAAGACTGACGTCATGGACGCGCCCCTCGTCTCCAGAACATCCACCACGGCCGACTTTTCGGTGGGGCCGGCGGGCGGCAAGCAAGATCTGCGAACCAGTCCGGAAGCTCGGCCATGGTGCCGATCTCTCCGTCCTCCACGAGATACCCGTCCTCGTTTCGTATTTCCCAGCGCTCGTTGACGATCGCCCGGTGGGCAGCACTGGCACCATTCGGCCCAATGAAATCGCAGTTGATCGCCTTGAAGTTGAGCACGTTGTTTTTATCGACATGAAGCGCCAAGCGCCCTTTTGGTCCCACGACCACGATCGACCCCGGTGGAAGGTCAAAGATCTCTCTGGTCACGCCGCCCCCCTTTCCGCTGCCAGCGCGGTGCGCAAGGCGTCGTTGAGGTCCTTGCCGCCTGACTGGTTTTGCCAGAGGCGCACGCGCCGTCCTGCGGCCCGGTGCGCGGCGATGGCGCGCTGCAGGGCGGCGCGGGCCTCGGCCCCTTCGTCCTGGTCGGCGATGAGCACGATTTCGGCCACGGCGGGCGGCAACTTCAGCTCGCCCAGGTTCGACAGGCTGATGCCGGCGATGACGCGCGCCTCGGGCATGAGGATGACGGCCGAGAGCGCGTCCTCGATGCCCTCGGTGATGTGCAGGACAGTGCCCTCGGGCGCCTGCGTCAGCGGCACGCCCTTGCCGCCTTGCGGGCCGATGCCGGTCCAGATGTTGATCCAGGCACCGGCGTATTCGGCCAGCACCTTCTTGGGCTTGGGGACGGGGGCCTTGTCCCACCGGCCGTCCGGCCCGATGGCAAGCCATGTGCGATGGCAGGCGACGGCGTTGCCCTTGGCGTCGTTGACGATCGCGACCATGGCGGGGAACTCGCCCTCGATGATCTCGCCCGTCTTACGGTCCATGTGCTTGTAGCGGCACGCCTCGAGATAGCGCAGCGCACGCGGCTGCCGCCCGATGCGGGCGAGATCGATGCCGCGCCGGTCGCGCAGGTAGAATTCCACGGGCGTGCCGCGCAGGCTTTCGCGGCCGGACAGCCAGAGGGCGTGCGCGGCCCGGCGATAGCGTTCCCGGTCCTCGGCCTCGCGCCGCATCGCCTCTTGCCGCTGCGCCTTGGCCCGCCGGGCCGCGTCCTCGCGCCGGCGAAGATCTTCGGGGCTGGCGGACTGAAGGCCAAGGTATGCGCGCGCCTCGCGCACGGCGTCTGACAGGTTGCAGCCCAGGTTGAGCGCGATGAGGTCGAGGATGTCGCCGTGCTGGCCGGTGGCGAAGTCGTTCCACTTGCCGGCCTTCGACCCGGTGAGCGTAACGACGAAGGACCCGACGCTGCGGTCGGGCCGTCCGGGGTTGAGCGTGAAGTACTTGCCCTTGTCCTGGTAGGATTCCTGCACCGCCGGCGCATAGTGATAGACCACGTTCTCGACCTGGCCGAGAAGCATGTCCTTGATCTCGTCAAGGCTGTAGGTCTGGCGGTCGGCGGGCATGGCGGTCAGAGGCGCTCGAAAGCGTCGATGCGCTCGTCGATCGCGGCGATCATTGACTGGATCACCTCGAGCTTGCGGACAGCCGCAACGGCAAGGCCATCTTCCCAAGCGAGAGTGCGGTGGTGTGTCGCCATTTCGCCTGCGGACCGTTGCGGTCCGAGATACCGATCGGCGAGCATGGTCAGCCGGTCATGGCTCGCCTGCATTCTCTTGATCAACTCGTCGCTGATCTCGAGGAGAGCGGCGATCGGAGGCTGGCCCTGCACGGTGGGGGTAGGCACGCTTGCACCGCTGTCGCTTCGGTCCACGCGCCGGATGAACGCTGGCATTTCATGCGGGGGCGGCATCGTGTGTCCGCTGCCCTGCTGGGCGAGCGCGGGCATGGTGTCGTAACGTCCGATCATGTCGGGATCTCCTTGGGTGAAGTCAGGCGACGCGGCGCGTGGCGGCTGCGGCGCGTTCGGTGAGGGCCTTGAGGACGGCGGCCTGCTGTTCGACGGTCCGGTCGGGGACCAGCTCGGCGTAGCGCTTCTTGCAGGCGGCTGCGTCGAAGCCGATGTCGAGCGCGACCTCGGCCAGCTTGCTGCCGCGCGTGAGGCCGGCGACCAGGGCGAGGTCCATCTTGGCAGTCCAGCCGCCCCAAGGGCGCAGGCGGTCAAGCCGGGCGTGCTCCGCGCCAGACAGCGTTGCCCCCAGCGGGGGCGCGTCGACGGCATTGGCGGTGGGCTGGTCGGTGGGCGCGAATTCGTGGACCGTCTGCATCGCGGGGGCCGAGGTGGCCTCGCGCTGCAGCTGGGCGCGCAGCTCCTCGCTGCGGGCGTTCAGCACGCGCTTCACCTGGTGGTAGAAGCCGCGCGGGTCCCGGTTCAGCGCTTTCGCGATAGCACCCTGCGTCTCGTTGGCATCCCACATGCGCAGGATCGTGGCGCGGTCCTCGTCGGTCAGCGGATGGCTGGCCGGGATCATGCCGGCGTAAGGATCGACAGGCGCGGTAGCGGAGGAGGTCACCGCCTCCTCCGCCGCCGCGTGCGCCTCGTTCCCGCCGGCGGTTGTCTCCGCCGGCGTCGCGGCTTCGCGCACCCCGTCTTCCGCGGGCACGCGAACTGGGTCCGTCTCGTCCCAGTCGTCGGACAGGGGCGGGACGGGAATGGCATTGTCGGCGTCGATGAGGCTGGGCTCGGCCAACGCGGCGTCGATCGCGTGGTCGACGATCTGCGCGCCGGCTTGCCGCATGACTTCATCCATGAAGGCGGGCGAGACTGCATCGATGCTGTCAACGAGCGCGTTGAAACGGGGCGTGCTGCTGTGCCGGGCTTCGTGCTCTGCGCGCATTCGCGCAAGCACCATGTCCGATGTCGCGATCGGCACGACCTCGGCCGTCGGCACCGGCACCAGAACGTCACGCACGCGGGGGGCGCGGCTGGTCAGGTCGATGCTGATGTCGATCACCGCGTCCAGGCCGTTGCCGTACACGGTCACGGAATGCCGGACGTCCCAGACGTCCAGCGCCTCGCTCATGCTCTGCACCCTGTCGACGACCGAGGACAGGATGTCGGCCGCGTCGGCGATTTCTTTCAGCTGTCCGTCAAGGCGGGCAAGATCTTGCACCCCGGTCATGTCGGCTCTCCATGCTTGGCGCGATGTTCCTGCAGCGCGACACCCATCCGCCACCGGGCGAGCTGGTGCAGAGCGCGCTGGAGGTCCCACATCGCGGCTTGGTGGGCGAACTTCTCGGCAGATTTCAGACGCGCGTCGCCCGATGGCGCATCGATGAGGATCCGCAGCGCGTCGATGACGGGCTGCATGAAAGGGTTGTCGGGGTTTCCCTTGCCGATCACCTCCTCGATCACTTCGCAGACCATGCGGTGATCGGGATCGGGCCGCACGATCGGCAGCGTCAGGCACATCGCCGCGTTGATCAGGATCTGGTCGGCCCAGGCGAGGCGCATGTCAGCCATGGATGTCAGCCCTCTGCATGCCGGGCGGATCGGGGCGCAGCGCCAGCTCGAGCTTTTCGTGCAGGCGGTGGCCGATCGCGCGCAGCTGGGCGGGGTCGGCGATCTCGGCCTGCACCATCGCCTCGTTGACGGCGAGGAAGAGCGGATCGGAGACCGGCAACCGCTCGGCCCGGGCGTGCAGCTCGGCCAGCGTCATTTCGTCCAGCTCGCCGTTCTTCAGCTGCAGGGACAGGGTGAGGCAGGCCATGCCCAGGGCGACACGTTCAGACATGGCGCGCCTCCGGCGTGGCCGGCGGACGGCGTGTCAGGGATCCACACCGTCCGCGCTGGCGCGGCACCACGACAGCCGCGCCTCCGCCGGGTTGCTGCCACGCACCGGCGAAGAGGAAGAGAAAGGCGACGCCACGGGGAGGCGCGGCGCCGCAGGCCCGGGCACGCGAGGCAGTCAGCGCGCCCGATCGGGTCATGCCGCCACCGCCTGGCCGTCGATCGGCGCTTGGCTGGGGGCGGCGATGGGGTTGCGGGCGGCGAGGATGGAGGCAACCTCCTCCTCCGTCGCGCCCTCGACCAGGTGGCGGGCCGTGAGGCCGAGGCCACGGCCTTTCGAGATCTGCAGCACGCGCCGCATGATCTTGGCGGAGGGCAGGTCGCCGGCGTCGCGCTTGTCGCTGGCGTGACGCCAGTTGTAGGGCGCCTTCTCGGAATAACCGAGATCGAGCGCCAAGGCCTCGAGCGAGCCGAAGAGCCGGCGGCACACTTCCAATGGGGTCAGGTGAGCGTTCATGACCCCACATATAGACCGCACGTTCGAACATTGACAAGAACAATGTTTCACAATCGAACATGCATGTTCGGTCATGACTGCTTACTTCTCGCGCATGGATGAGAAGTGGTTCAGAGACCGCAAGCGCCAGCTCGGCGTGACGGACATCGACATCGCCCAGCGGATGGGCCGGAGCCGCTCGGCAATCCCCAAGATCGCATCCGGTCAGCAGAAGATGAGCATCGAATGGGCGCAGGCCTTTGCAGATGTACTGCAAGTGCCGGTGTCAGAGATCCTGCAACGGGCCGGAGTGATAACGGCTTCCGTCGCCAAGACCGTGATCCCCGGCATGTCGGAAGGCGACGCAGCGCCGTGGATCCCCGCGCCGGACACTCGCGAGGTTCCATCGATAGCGGAGGCATTTGGCGCGCGCCCAGGCGTTGATGTGTGGCAGATCAAGACTGCCGCGATGGCGTTAGCCGGCTATTTACCAGGCGACTACATGATGGTGGACACGCATCAGGCCGAGCGGGTGAAAGCTGGCGACGTGGTTGTTGCGCAGGTTTACACTCGGCAAGGAACGGCGAAGTCGGTACTTAGGAGGTGGATGCCGCCTGTCCTCGTCCCTGCGGCGGCACCCACAGAGCAAGAGCCAGTGTACCTTGTTGACGGTGAGAACGTGCTGATAAGGGGAAAGGTCATTGCATGCTGGCGCACAAGCTAAGCCGTTGTTTTGTCTTGGTCGTGGCTGCTCTGTTGTCTTCCGCCGAAACGCTGAGTGCGCAGGAGAAATCGCCCGAGGACTTCATCTTCCACTGGTTCAAAGCTCGCTGCATGAACTCGGAGGCATCCGATCATCGTATTGAAGAAACGTTGATCACAACAGAGATCGCGCCGCTTTCAATAGAAGAGCTGCGTTCATTCTCCCTGCCGGGCCTGTTCTCAAGCGTTGGTCAAGGCTGGAGCTTCCGCAACGAACGGCTATTTGTAGAAGGGCATCTGGTCTTGGGCAACGACGCAGGTGCGTTTGGCGCGCCGATCCCCGCGCGGTGCGCGATCCAAGTGTCGAACGCAGATGCGATTGCCATCAGCCGACTGTTCAACAGGGACCCGGAATTTCGGCTAACTGAAAGCGTTGCCTACAGCGAGCTTGAGTTCGAAGAGATCTACGAGACACCCAACCTGCCCGGCTTTCGTGCGACCCTTACATATCGCTCGTTCGATTTTTGGGGCAGCACCACGGCAATCATCAGCACCTACGTCCCATCCTAGTGGTTCGAAAATCGAACATTGTTCTTGACAGTCATGAGTTCTGACACCTAACTTCTGTGCATATGCCACGCACAGGAGACTGGAATGTCACTCCCACTTCGTCACGACGCGATCGCCAAGGCCGAGGCCGGCGTGATCGATGACCGCACCGCCACCTATGTCCGCGACCGCGCCTGGGATCTGCGCGCGGGCACGATCGAGGAAGGGGACGGCCTGCTGGTCATCCTCTGCATCGGGCCGCTGCTTGACGAGCTGCTCGACTATCGCCGCCGCGCGGCCGAGGGGATCGAGATCGCGGCCGACAATGTCCTGCAGTTCCCGGTGAAGTCATGACGCTGATCGGGAACCTCGAGGCGGCCGTGCGGGCCGAGGCGGCGCACATGCTGCGCCGGGGCGACATCAACCTCGCCGACTTGTTGGGCGACATGATCCATGTGCCGGGCAGGCTCGACAACTATGCGATCATCGACGCCGCCACCGCCCGGGCGCGGGACTGGGAAGGTCCCTACCGCGCGCGGCTTACCGGCTTCCTGAACAATCTCGCCACCGATCTCGCGCTGATCGACCTCGAGAACGATGCCGCCGTGCGGAGGGCATACTGATGCCCATCGATCCGCTCACCTACATGACCGAAGCCGAACGCCGGGGCGCGATGCTCGCGCTTGCCCATGTTCGCACGCATGCCGCCCGCCTGCGCCACCATGCCGAGGGGCCGCGCAAGGATCTGCTGGTCGAGGCCGATCGCCGGATGCTCGCCCATTCCGCCCGGGCGGTGGAGCTGGCGGTCGACCTGACCGGCCGCGCCATCGCCACGCCGGCGCGGGGCCCGCGCGCCTCGGCCGCGCTGATGGGCGACTAGTTTGCCAGAGGGCGGCGCCCCGGTGGACTGCTCGCCACCGGCCCGCAACCGCCCTGCCGGACCGGGCGTCACGCCGGCGGGGCCACAAAGGAGAAGACGATGTTGGGGACAGTGATGACGGGAGTGATGGTCACGCTTGGGATCGTGGCGGGGGTAGCGATCATCGCGCACCTCGCGCGCCGCGGGACGGATCGCTTGGCCAAACACATGCTGGCACGGTGGCAGGCTTGGGATGACGAGATTTTCGAGCGCGGATCGCGCGACCAGCGGACGGGGGTGGACGATGAAGAGCTTCGTTGACGCCACCGCCGTCGCCACGATCTGTGGCTTCGCCGACCGTGCGGCCTTCCTGCGCGCGCGCAACCGCCTCGAGGAGCATGAGGGTTTCCCCTTGCCGATGCCGTCGCTGCGCCGCCCGCTCCTCTGGCGCGCCGACCAGGTGCACGCATGGGTCGACCGTGTCGGCCTGCCGCGCGCCGCCGTCGATCCGGTCGAGGTTGATCGTGTCATGCTGCCGCCGAACGTGGTTCTGATGGCGGAGGCTCGGCGGGCATGAATGAGCCAACAGAACTCAGTGTTCTCCCCTCCATTGCCTTGTCGATCCGACAGCCTTGGGCCTGGGCGATCCTGCACGCGGGGAAGGACATCGAGAACCGTGAGTGGTCAACCAGATATCGCGGCCCGATCTGCATTCACGCAGGCAAAGGAATGACGCGGGGCGAGTTTCAGGCCTTTGTCGATCTCGCCCGCGTCATGGAGCGCCACGGGCAATGGCCCGATAATGCATGGATCCCGGAACCCGACGAACTCGCGCGCGGCGCAATAGTTGGCACGGCCGAGATGGTCGACTGCGTGAAGTCTAGCGCCTCACCTTGGTTTTTCGGTTCTTTCGGATTTGTCCTGCGCAATGTCCGACCAGTACGTCCTATCCCCTGTCGCGGCGCGCTTGGCTTTTTTCGCTGGGAATTGGCCGATGCCTGACCGCCGCCCCGTCAACTGGCCGGGCGTCGCCTTCCTCCTCGCATGCATGGCCTCGGCCGTCTTCACGGTCTGGGCTGTCGCGCACCTTCTGCTCTGGATCCTCACATGACCCGCAAGCTGATCGAAGATGCCATCCCCCGCCTGCGCCAGCGCCAGCGCGCTGACGGCACCTGGCGGCTGTGGTGGGAACCGGAGACGGCCGTGCGGGCAATGGGGTTCGAACCGGTCGAGCTCGACGCCGGCAAGGTGACATGGTCGGTGCGCGAGGCGGGCAAGCTGAACGGCGAGGTCGAAAAGGCCCGCGCCGCCGGCGGGCGGATCATCCCCAAAGCCGGGGGCCGGACGATGTCGGCGTTGATCGCCGAATACCAGCGGTCGGAAATGTTCCGCAGGCTCGCGCCCAAGACGCAGACCGACTATCGCGGCCGCATGCTGGTGATCGACCGCAAGTGGGGGCCGCACCTGGTGCAGTCCTTCTCCAAGCCGGTGATGCGCGAGTGGTATGAAACCCTGCACCGCGCCTCGGGCGAGTGGCAGGCGGTGGCGCAGCTGCGGATCATGTCGCTCCTCTTCAGCTACGCCGAGCTGAAGGGCTGGCGGGCGGAGGACAGCAATCCCTGCCGGCGGCTGAAGATGTCGCTGCCGCAGGGGCGCGACCGCGTGGCCGGCTGGGCCGAGTATGACGCGCTGATCGCCGCGGCCGAGGATCTCGGCTGGCCGGTGATGGCCTGCGCGATCGCGCTGGCCGCGATGCAAGGCCAGCGCCAGACGGACATTCGCGAGGCGCGGGTTGACGCCTTCCAGGAGGCGACGATCGACGGCCGCAAGATGCTAGTCTGGCGGTTCCGCCGGTCGAAGCGCAAGAACCTTGGCATCATGCCGGTGCACCCCGATGCCGTCGGCCGTGTCCGCGCGCTGCTGGCTGCGGCGGTGCCCGGGCAGGAGCTGCTGCTGATCGACAGCGCAACCGGACGGCCGCTGTCGGAGAGCCTGTTCCAGGACCGCTGGACCGCGGTGCGCGACCGGGCGGCGAAGACGGTGCCGACGGTGGCGACGCTGCAGTTCCGCGACCTGCGCCGGACGTTCGGCGTCTGGAGCCGCGCCGGCGGGGCCGGGAAGGATGACGTGGGCAACGTGCTGGGCAACAGCGCCGCGAACAACCCGCGCCTCGAGGAGATCTACATGCCGCCGTCCTTCAGCACGACGTCCCGCGCGATCGGCGCGGTGAAGCGTCCGGTGGCAAAGGACCGGAAGGCGGGGTAGGGACGTAGAACACAGCGGGAACGCCTGCTGTAGACTCTGACGGCATGACGAAATAAGCTTATCTAGCGAGCGATTCACCGACCGCCCCTAGCCCTAGCCTGAAACGGGCGGGCAACGGCCCGGGAAAGGAGGTGATGGACAATGTCGAAAGGCACTCGCAAGATCGGGCGGAACGCCGGCAACGGTCAGTTCACGACGGTCAAGAAGGCGCAACAGGCACCGAAGACGCATGTTGTGGAGACGATCAAAAAGCCTAGCAAGTAACTAGGTTTCAACGCGGTCCGTTCTCTGCCCAGGGGATGGCCGCGTTGTTTCTTTTGTGAATCATCTCTTTGGTGCTGTCTATAGGAAACCATATCTGAATACCGCCTGTCGGCAGTCTATTCCGGCACGCCCCGCGGCACCTTAAGGACATGGTCCGACCACTTCGTCCTGATCGCCTCGCGCGCCTTGTGCAGCCCCTCGTTGAGATCCTGCGCATAGCCCCGATCGCTCGGACAGGTCCACGTATACCATGTGAAGGGCGGGACGCCGGTGGGTGGCGACGGGTGCACGCGCCCGACCTCTTGGCCGTTCCGAAGGATCGTGAAATCCCCCTCGGCCGTCCTGCCGCCGATCAATGTGCGCCGCCGTGTCCACAT